GGAGAGGCCACGACCCCCATTGGGAAGATTTTCCCTGAAAATGGCTCGGCTAGGCACTATCAGGAATGAAACAAATTGAAATGGCTCAACTGGGAGAGATTGCCCGAGTCCGGGACGAATCGACTTACCGAGGTGTGGCAGAACCGCGTATTCACACAAAACTTAACAATTTACCCTCACTAGGCGAGCAAATGATTAAATTTTGTGAAGAAATCGGCTTTGAGCTTATGCCTTGGCAGCAATGGCTGGCTCATCACAGCTTAAAACAAAAACCCGATGGCCGATGGGCTCACCCAGTAGTCACATTGCTCTGCGCTCGGCAACAAGGCAAATCAACCTTTATGGCGCTTCAAATTCTATTTAGGATTTATGTATTAAAAGAAAAACTGCAAGTTCATACTGCTCATAAGCTAACTACTTCAGCAGAGCTCTTTTATAAGATTTATGGAATTATTGAACAGAATCCAAGGCTAGCTGCTGAATTTACTAAGAAACTAGAAAGTAAAGGATTTCAAGAACTTCAATTTACTGAAGGTAGGCGATATATCGTCCGAGCCAATAACTCGGCTGGTAGAGGTATTGCAGCCCCTGAAACTATCCACCTAGACGAAGCCCGAGAGTATAAAGATGAGGATGTCTGGTCCGCTTTGCGATATACCCAAATGGCTAGCCCAAATCCTCAAATATGGGTTTATTCAAATGCTGGAGATCAACACAGCATCGTTCTAAATAAACTTAGGGAAAGAGCAATGGCTGCCATATTCGGTAGCAATGATGATATTGGTTGGTTTGAATGGTCAGCGCCTCAAGGGATTAAATTTGATAACTCCCCGGACTTCTGGCTTGGTGTCTGCCAAGCTAATCCATCACTTGGCATAACAGTTCATCCAGATAATATCCGAGCAGTCTTATCAGACCCAGAGGACATTGTGCGCACAGAAGTCTTATGCCAATGGGTCGATACCATAAACCCAGTTATCAATCCCTCTCAGTGGGAAAGTTGCAGAGTTGAGGAACTTCGACTCAACCCTGAAGCAGATACTTGGCTGGCTATTGATCTTAGCCCTAGTAGAAAAGAAGCTGCCTTAGTAGCTAGTCAAAGACTTGAAGGTGATAGATTTCAAGTCATATTGCTGCAGACTTGGCATAATCCAGCCAATTTGGACGATAAAGCAATGGCAAATGATGTTGCTGAATGGGTTAGAAAATATCCAGTTCAGTTGGTCGCGTATTCAGCCAAAACCGCGTCAGCGGTTGCAGCTAGGTTAGCTCCTGCTGGTATTAGGGTTGAGCCGATAGACGGCCTTGACTATGCCCAAAGCTGCGATGAGTTACTGGGAGCTATCTCATCTCAGCGGTTGGCTCACTCGGGACAAGATGAGCTGACCAAGCAATGCCTATCCGCCGTCAAACTCCCTTTCGGTGACGGCGGCTGGGTAATGGGTCGCAAAGTAAGTAATACAACAATCTGCGGAGCAATTGCTTCAGCCTTGGCAACACACTATGCAACAATGTCTGAAAGTGGCGTAGATATTCAAATAGTGTAAGTCTGCTCGCCTACAATGTAATCAATGGGTGCTATAAGAGATTTTCTATTTCCACAGGTTCAGACGGCTAAACCTACAAAGGTTTCAGATGTTGCAGCCGCGCTGACTCCAGTCCAAATTAGCGATAGTGTTTATAATATTCTCGGCGGTGCAACTAATACCACTCGCCAATTAGCAATGAGTGTTCCATCCGTTGCAAGAGCTCGCAATATCATCTGCGGAACTATTGGCTCATTACCTTTAACAACTTTTAATCGCATTACTGGCCAGTATGTTGATCCACACAGAGTTATCAATCAGCCAGACCCAAGAGTCGCAGGATTCGTAATCTATAACTGGCTTGCTGAAGATATTTGGCTTTATGGTGCTGGTTATGGCCAAGTTTTAGAAATGTATTCATCTACAGATGGCGGTCGAGTAAGAGCCTGGACTCGCGTTAGTCCAGATAGAGTTACAGTTGATACCGATTTCCTAAATACCGAAATTACTGGATATAAAGTTGATGGCCGCTCAGTTCCAGTTCAAGGCGTAGGTTCATTAATTAGATTCGATGGCCCAGATGAGGGCTTCTTGCATCGCGCTGGTAAGACAGTAGCAGCAGCGGTTTATCTTGAAAACGCAGCAGTTAATTATGCTAAAGAGCCTGCTCCATCTATGGTTCTTAAATCAAATGGAACTAACTTAACTGCCGAAAGAATTTCCGCTTTATTAAGCGCTTGGAAAAATGCTAGACAAACTCGCTCAACTGCATTTCTAAATGCTGATGTTGAACTACAGCAATTTGGCTTTGATCCTAAAGCAATGCAACTTGCTGAAGCGCGTCAATATGTAGCATTAGAATTAGCTCGGGCCTGTGGAATACCTGCCTACTTCTTGAGCGCCGAATCGACTTCAATGACTTATTCAAACGCTGTGTCCGAGCGGCGCTCATTAGTAGATTTCTCACTTCGCCCAATACTTAAGGCAATTGAGGAACGCTTATCACTACCGGACTTTGTTCCTAATCCTGTAATGGTGCGCTTTGCACTTGATGACTTCCTACGCGGTAACGCATTAGAGAGAGCTCAAGTTTATGAAATCCTAAACCGCATTGGCGCGATGAGCGTTGAGCAAATTCAGCGAGAGGAAGATTTGATTCCAAATGAAGGTTAATATGCCAATGGCAGTAACAGCTGCCGACACTATTAAAAGAACGATTACTGGAACTATTGTCACTTGGAATGAGCAAGGCAATACTTCAGTTGGCCCAACAGTATTCGCAGCAGATTCAATCGAAATCAAGCCAGTTAAGTTGCTTCTTGAGCACGACCGCACTCGCCCAATTGGCAAGATGGTCTCTCACAATGTAACTGCTAATGGAATTGAAGCCACCTTTAAGATTGCAAACACTATGGCTGGAGAAGATGCCCTAGTAGAAGCAACTGAAGGATTGCGCGATGGATTTAGCGTTGGCGCACAGATTAACGAATGGACAAACAATAAAGGCGTTATGCAGATTACCTCAGCAACTCTTGATGAAGTTTCTCTAGTTACTGATCCTGCAATTGATTCTGCTCGCGTAAGCGAAGTAGCAGCATCAGAAAATGAAGCACCAAAAGAAGATTCTGATTTTCTACACAACTCCAAGACTTGAATTTACCAAGTCTAAATACCTAGAAATGAGCGTCCGCGCTGCTCTAGGCAATGACGATGCTCGCGCTTATGTTCGCGCAGCAGATGACACAACTAGCAACAACGCTGGTCTTGTCCCAACTCGTCAGCTAACTGAGGTAATCAATCCTCTTTCAAATGCTGATCGTTCAGCAGTTGATTCCGTATCTCGCGGAGTTCTACCAGATGCTGGTATGAGCTTTGAGATTCCAAAAATCACAGCAGTTCCAACAGTTGGAGAAGAAGCTGAAGAAGCAACAATTGATGAAACTGGTATGACAAGTGCATACACCACAGTAACCGTTAAGAAGTATGCTGGCGGACAAGAGTTTTCAGTAGAACTTCTTGATCGTTCATCTCCTGCTTTCTTTGATGAGCTAGTTCGTCAAATGGAATACGCTTACGCAAAGGCAACAGATGTTGCAGTTATCGCTGGCCTAGTTGCTGGTGGAACAGATGGCGGAAACCGCACTCTTGATGCAGCTGGACTTCTTGACTTCATTTCCGATGCAGGCGTTTCAATCTACGCAAACACTCTCGGATTTGCACAAAACATCATCGCTTCTCCTCAGCAATGGGGCGTAATCCAGAACCTCGCTGATGGTGGTCGTCCGATTTACCAGAACTTGATTGGCAATATGAATCAGGGTGGAAATCTCAATGTAGGCTCTGCAACTGGAAACCTACTTGGTCTTAACTTCCGCGTAAATCGCAACCTAACAACTGGCTCAGGCGTTGGCGATAACACAATTATCGTAATTAATCCAGAGGCTTATACTTGGTATGAGTCAAGCCGTTTCCGCTTGGAGACCGCACAGGTAGCAACTGGTCAAATCAAGGTTGCTTACTATGGTTATGGAGCACTAGCTACCAAGGTAGGCGCAGGCGCTTATCGTTGGATGGTTGAGTAATAAATTCAAAATAGTGACGGCCAGTCCGCTCCCGAGCTGGCCGCTCACCTAATTGCTTGAAAGGATGACGAAATGCCAACGATAGTTACAGCCACAGAGCTGAGGACAATTCTTGGCGTTTCGTCATCCCTATATAACGATGCTTACCTAAACGACATAGTGGATGCTTCGGAGAATATTATTCTTCCAATGCTGGTCACTTTTCAAACAAAGATTAACAAAGTAAGACTTGAAGATAATGTTGCTTATTTCACTAGCGCAACTATCCAAGAATTCACCGAGGGCCAATCCGTAGTAATCACTGGCTGCGGAACTCCATTTAACGGCACACACACAGTTTTAGCAGATGGATTATCAGATTATGAATTCGCCGTTGCAATCACCAATGCAGACATATTGGAAAAGAATGTTATCCCAGCCGGAAACGCTGCGCTATCTGGATTATCAACCTATGTCGGAAATGCCAATGTTGAAGCTTCTGTTCTGGCTATCTCCGTTGAAATCTTCCAAGCAAGAACAGCAGCAGGCGGATCAATAGAAGGCGTTGATTTTGCAGTAACCCCTTACCGCCTATCTAAGAATTTACTTGCCAAGGTAACTGGCTTACTTGGCCCATACCTTGATGTTGAAACTATGGTGGGCTAATGCCTGCATCATCTATTGCCACCGATGTTCGCGGTGCTATAAAAACTGCTCTTGCTGGGGTAAGTGCCAATATCTATGACTCCGTCCCTGAAGCGCCTATAGTTCCTGCAATTATTGTCATTCCAGACTCGCCCTATATGGAGCTTGAAGTCTTAGGTAAATCAACAACTCGCGTTAAATTAAATTACACCATAACTGCCTGCGTTGCGTATTTCAGCAATGCCGCTGCTTTAGATAACCTAGAGCAAATGGTCATTAGTATTCTTGGAGCACTAAATGCTTCCAAGTATGAGTTATCAATAGTCGAAAGACCTTCGGTAACTGAAGTAGGAACTACAACCCTGTTAGTTTCAGATATACGCTTGAGCGTCCGCTACGAGCAAACCGCATAGGAGACCCAAATGCCAACCACAGTAATAACTGGGCGCGATGTAACCTTTACACTCGATAGCGCTGCTTATGACGCCCAGGCAACTAGCGCAGTCCTAAGCTGCGACA